CGGACATGGTGAATTCGTAAAGGGCGTCTGGGTATCGGTTAAGTCGATACCTGGGCGTGCTTTTTATTTTGAGACATATTTACCTGAATATGCAGCAATGTATGATAAATTACCAATTAGTGCATTTGTTTCATCACCAGAACTACCAACACCTGATATGGAATTACATAATTTACAGTTTTGGAATTGTATGGACTACGGAGTTACTGTAGTACAGAAACAATTTGTTGGTAGTATGCACTATGAATGTTATACCCGTGATTATGGCCCACAAACTGGGACATATATTTGTACAATTGATAATTATCATCAAGATCCTGATGCCGTTGACTATGCAACAAGTGAAAATCCATCAGAACATAAGTCACATAACCTGATTGAACTAGATAATGGGCAGTTTGCACTGTATCCTAACAATAGAACACGAATTTATGACAATAGTTTGACACCTGAGGAGCCAAAGATTCCAGATTTTAAGGTTTCGACCGTATATTATCAAGTTGAGAATGGTCATGACCGTGATGGACTTGGAAATGATGAAAATTATTTCTGGAAAACTGCCAAAGAACGTAAAAATATTGAAAATTCACCCGAAATCCCCGATTTTTAAAACAATGAACGATTTTTTAGACAACTTAGCTAATGATCAGCATCAAAAGATGCTTCGTGAAATTGCAAATGATGATTTGACACCAAAAAAACGTGATAAAAAGCAAGAAACTGAGATTTTTGAAAATCAAACTAAACCTGAACCACTTTACGAATAAAAAATTATAATATCGTTGATAAATAATACATAATTGCCGTATTGTTGTGCCTCTAGAAAGGGTAAGTCAAGGATTTAAAGATATTAGTATGAGTTTTCAGACTAATCCTCTGACAAAAGACTTGATTGCCATGAAAAATGAAAATGCAATTGCAAGATCAGTTAAAAACATAGTATTTACGAATCCTGGAGAGAAATTTTTCAAACCAAAATTCGGATCTAGCATTTCAAACTCTCTTTTTGAAAATGCAGATGACTTAACTGCAGTTCAGATTCAAACTCAAATAGAAGAATCGGTTCAAAGGTATGAACCAAGGGTTAAATTAAAAACCGTGGATGCTAATGCCAATATAGATGGCAATTCATTTGATGTCGTTATTGTATATGACATTATAGGAGCGGACATTCCAACACAACAATTAGAATTCGTATTGCAACCAACAAGGTAAGATGCCACTAGTAAATTTTACAAATTTAGACTTTGAAGAAGTCAAATCGACTCTCACAGAATATTTAAAATCAAATTCCAATTTTACGGATTATGATTTTGAAGGTTCTAACTTATCATCAATTCTAGATGTATTAGCATATAATACGTACATTACTTCGTATAATGCCAATATGGTGGCAAATGAAGTTTTTATTGATACAGCAACTCTAAGAGAAAATGTAATAGCTCTTGCAAGAAATATT